AAAGTATCGTTATCTTTTTACCGCTACTCCTTCGCCAAATGACTACATCGAATTAGGGACAAGTTCCGAGGCTTTGGGGTATATGGGTTACACTGATATGCTAGGTAAGTTTTTCAAGAATAATGGCAACTCGATTGACATTAGACACGCTGGCGCTGAATGGTATTTAAAGGCACACGCAGAAAAAGACTTCTGGAAATGGATTGCGGGGTGGAGTATATCAATGCGCAAACCTTCCGACTTGGGATATAGTGACGAACGCCATATTTTACCCGAGCTTGTAGAAAGTGAATTGATAGTAAAGAACAAAAACCCTTTAGCAATTGACGGACAACATTCTATTTTCAATTTCCCAGCGCAAAACTTTTTTGAGATAAAGGCAGAAGTAAGGGCTACAATTCACGAACGTTGCGAGATGGCAGTCGAGGCCGCTAACCATCACGATGTATCTGTTTACTGGGTGAACCTCAACGATGAAGCCTCTTTAATTTCTCAACTGGATAAAGACACGGTTGAGGTTAGAGGCAACATGGACATAGATAAAAAAGAGGATATACTAATCAATTTTTCACAGGGCAAAATAAAAAAGCTAATCACTAAAACGAGTATAACCGCTTTCGGTTTGAACTGGCAACATTGCAACCATACCACATACTTCCCAACTTATTCTTACGAACAATATTACCAAGCGATTAGAAGGTTCTGGAGGTTCGGACAAGAGAGAAAAGTATTTGTTGACCTGATTCTATCCGATGGGCAGACCCGTGTAATGGAAAGCCTTGTAGTAAAAAAACAAAAAGCTATTTCAATGTTTGAGAATTTGACCAAGCAAACAAATAGCGACTTCACCATAATTAAAAAAGAATTTAATAAACCTGTAACCTTACCCTCATTTATATGATTAAAGAACAAGTAATTACCGACCGCTACGCGCTTTATAATAGCGACTGTATGTATGTATTGCCAACTCTGCCAGATGCAAGCGTTGACCTTTCTGTTTACTCTCCTCCATTTGCTGGACTGTATAATTACTCCAGCTCTGAAAATGATTTTAGCAATTGCGAAAGCAAAGAGCAATTTTTAGAGCAATACGATTACCTGATAGGAGAAATGGCAAGGGTAACAAAGCCGGGTAGAATAAGCGCGGTACATTGTACGGATGTATTTGATAACCGTTCTTTCCTTTGGGATTTTCCACACGAAATAATTAGGCTACATGAAAAACACGGCTTTCATTATCGTAACCGGATTACGATTTGGAAGGAACCTTTAAAGGTTAGAATGAGAACAATGGTGCAAAGTCTTATGCACAAATTTATAGTTGAAGATACTACCCGTTGTTTTACTGCTATGCCTGATTATGTTTTGATTTTTACAAAGAAAGGTGACAGCGAGGTTCCAGTTATTCACCCTTTTGGATTGAATGACTACTTTGGTGAAACACCATTCCTTCCGGCTCATATAGAAACGTATGGTAATTACGAGGACTTCAAAAAGAAGTGGAAGGGATTTAAAGGAGATCCAAAAGAAAACAAGATGAGTCATTTAATCTGGCAGCGTTACGCCTCCAGCGTGTGGGATGACATTAGGATTGATAACGTTTTACCTTTTAGAGACAGCAAAGAAGAAGATGACGAAAAGCACGTACACCCCTTGCAGTTGGATGTAATTGATCGCATCGTGGAACTATACAGCAATCCAGACGAAGTTGTTTTAACCCCTTTTGCTGGCGTTGGTTCAGAAGTTTACAGCCCTGTTTCATTAGGACGTAAAGCGATAGGCATTGAATTAAAAGATAGTTATTTTAAGCAAGCGATCATCAACTGTAAAGATGCCGACAAAAGATTTTCAAAGGTCGAACAGCTTTCTTTAATTTAGAACTTTTCCTATATTTGTCTTGCTAGATCGTATGAAAGATATTAAAAGAATCCCCGAAACATCCATTGTCCTATCAGCATCGCTGAACGGTCTAGCCTTTGGTTGCGTAGGGGTATTTCTTTATGGCTAAAGAACTACCATATTTTAAATTTAACTGCTCCGAATGGATTAGCGGAGGAATCACACTCGAGCCGCTAGATGTTCAGGGAGCCTTTATAAACATTTGCGCTCACTACTGGTTTAAGTCTGGTTGTTTAAAATTAACCGAAATCAACCGAAGGCTTAAATTAAAACAAGCGACAATCAACCGACTTATTGACGGAAATCATATCAAAGTTAGTGATGACTTAATAGAAATTACTTTCCTGCGTGACCAATTCAACGAGCGAGGACACATTTCGGAAAGAAATTCTAAAAACGGTAGTAAGGGAGGTGCGCCAAAAGGCAACAAAAACGCAGAAAAAAACAACCGAGAACAACCGAAAACAACCAATATAGAAGAAGAAAAAGAAAAAGAAGAAGAAAAGAATGAGATTATAAATATAGGAACCGGTGATCTTTTTTTAATAATTGAAAGAAAGCATATCGGTAGCCAGCTGACAAAGGTTTGCGGGGTTGACGGGTTTAAGGAATACTATGAGGCAAATAAATCAATGTATCGAGAACCGCACCGGGCGCAAAATTTTATCGAAAAGAACCATGGAAGGCATTTTAAGGACTTTATGCATCTCTTCAATTCTTACAATTTATATTTAGAAACAAACGTTAACGGATCAAAAAAACTAGCCTTTGACCTATGAAAATTAAAGTAAAGTACGAAGTAAGCAGCAGCCAAAGATCAGATTCATTTAAACCAGAAGATTTGGGGTTTACGGAAAATGAATGGAAAGAACTGTCTTATGACCAAAAACAGGAGGCTTTAATGGAAGCCGCTGAAAACGATCAGCCTTATTGGGTTGTTGATACCTTTGAAGAAATATGAAACAATTTTTTGAGCAATGCCTCCGCGATTTGGAGGCTTTAACAGGCAAGCGCCAGGTTTACTACTGGCAGACTGAGACAGACACCGATAGTAGCGGAAAAGCAAAGGGAGCGCGTAAATTTGAGGTTTGTGTGCAAGGCATGGTTATCCAGTCCCAGAACTTTCCTTACATACCGGAAGAGGATCAAAAGAGGATCATTACCGAAATGATCGTAAAGGATCAGGACTATGAGGCCTTAAACAGTTCGGTAATTTATAAGTGGCTGGCGATGTACAAAGACAAGTACTTTATGGCAGCCAACGCACCGGAGCCAGAACCTATGCGAGAACTAACACCGGAAGAAAGCGCTCGTATTGATGAGCTTGCCAATCAATTTAAAGCCCAGTTAATAGGAAACTTCCAGCCATCGTTTAAGGGCATTGAGAAGGACATGGAGGCAATTAAACGGCAGGATAGGCAGAGAGTAGAAATGAAAGGATCAGGGTACCTTCCAAGTTCTGAAAAGGTAATGATGAGCGAACTTAGGCGCGTTTGGATGCTCGAGAACTTTGACCCGATGACCGGAAAAAAGAACGATAATTATCTTAGCTTTGAAGAGTGGATTAGACTTTAACGATATGGAAAAAGAAAACGATTTAAAAAAAGTAGTGTATTGTGTAATTGATAAAAGCAATTATTACCAAGAGCCAGTAACTATTAGAATTTTCTCTACTAAAGAAAAAGCAATTAAATTTTGTGATGACCATAAAGACAGGGAATATGAATGGGAAGAAATGGAAGTTGAGTAGAGTATAATTTGTGTGCCTTACAAATGAGGCAAACAATGATTAGGTTTTGGCCTGTGCATGGTTAAAGAAAACGATTGACGAAATAGAATGACTCAAATAATTATCGGCTTTGGTTTAGGTTTTACGGTTGCTTATTTGCTTGCTAGGGCTGGATTTATAAATAAATTGAAGTAATGGAAGACCAACCCGAATACCTAGCCAAACAAAAGGCAATTATCAGATCAATTGTATTGACTGAAGAAGAGGTGAAAGACGCCTGTTATGAATGGCAGCTACGCAAGTATTACAAAGAGCGAGGCATCAACGTAAACAGTCACAGTGACGTAAAAGTTAGGGACTATTGGGCGAAGATTGAGAAAATTACCGAAACTACACAATTAACCAAATAAATGAAACCCCACACTAAAATATACCTTAAAGCGTTTGGCTATGACGGCACCGAGTTCATGCCCTGCGAGATATGCTGGGCGCGTGGTATCGACATCCACCACATTGACAGCCGAAAAATGGGAGGCACTAAAGGTAAGGACGTTATTGAAAACTTGATGTTACTTTGTCGATCTTGCCACGAAAAATACGGAGATCGCAAACAGTTTAAAGTATTTTTACAAACCATTCATAACCAAAAACTAACCAAATGAAAGAATCACTAAAAGTAATCGGGGGCGGATTGATTGTAATCGTGCCTTTTTCTTTACTGTATGTAATCTGGAAGCCTAGCCTTTTGTCGCTTCAGATTCTTGGAACCACACTTTTGAGCATCTTGGTAGTTCGGATTATAGAAAGATTCCTTGAGAAATAAGGCCGTTTTGATGGTAATAGGGATTTGGCTAATTTTGTAGTATGCTGGTTTCACAGATAAAACCTAACCCGAACAATCCGAGGTTAATCAAAGACGACAAGTTTAAAAAGCTAGTCCAGTCAATCAAAGACTTTCCCGATATGCTCAACAAGCGGCCTATCGTGGTAAATAAGGATATGATAGTTCTTGGTGGAAATATGCGCCTTAAAGCCTGTATTGAAGCCGGGATGAAGGAAGTTCCCGTTATCGTGGCCGATTGGTCAGAAGAACAGCAGCGCGAGTTTATAATCAAAGACAACGTATCTGGCGGTGAGTGGGATTGGGATGTTCTGGCCAATGAATGGGATGCGAAACAGGTTGCCGATTGGGGGTTAGATATTTCTGATTTCAGTAAACAGGATTTTTCAGATAAAAATGAGGAGATAGACATTGACAGTCTTGATTCTCAAATGATTATCAAACTCCAATATACAGAAGAAGAATATAACCTTGTAAGGGATCAGCTGGCTAAGATAGCTGCAACACCTGAGCAGGCAGTATGGAAACTATTAGGCAATGAGTAAACACCGATTCCCTTATAAGTGGAACTTATCAGACGGCTATTCTGCAAAGAATGGCTTAAAGGTATTTGGCACTTTCATTTGTGGCGGAGGTTCAACAATGGGCTATAAGTTAGCAGGCTTTGAACATCTGGGAGGTGTTGAAATAGATCCTGAAGTTGCAGATGTTTATAAAACTAATCACAATCCGAAATACTTATTTGTTGAGGATATAAGAGGTTTTGCAGATAGGAAAGAATTTCCAGAAGATTTATACAAACTTGATATTTTAGATGGTTCGCCTCCTTGCAGCTCATTTAGTATGGCAGGCAATCGTGAAAAAGACTGGGGCAAAACAAAAGTATTTCGAGAGGGGCAAGCAGAACAGCGATTAGATGATTTATTTTTTGATTACATACGACTTGCAAAAAAGTTACAACCAAAAGTTGTTATAGCTGAAAATGTAAAAGGATTAATTCAGGGCAACGCAAAAGCATACGTTCACAGGATTAAAAAAGAATTTGAAGCAGCCGGATATAAAGTGCAGTTGTTTTTGCTTAATGCTGCAAGTATGGGAGTGCCTCAAAAAAGAGAAAGAGTATTTTTTATATGTCAAAGAAATGATTTGAATTATAAATCTTTGAAATTATCATTTGATGAAAGTCCAATAAATTATGGACAATTAAGAATAGAAGGTATAAAAGATATGCCATTTACAGAATATGATTTAGAAATGTGGAATAAAAGAATAGATGGAGATAGAGATTATGGATATATTTTAAAAAGAATCAAAGGAAAAGAAAGCAATTGGAATTCTAAGTTTATTTATGATAATGAAGTATGTCAAACAATTACTTCAACATCTGGAAGCAAATTAATAGCGGCAAATGAATCAAAACATTTATCAAAAGATGAATTAAAAATGTGTGGAAGTTATCCGCTCGATTACAACTTCAAAAAGATTGAGACAAAGTATTTAATTGGTATGTCAGTTCCTCCTGTAATGACTGCACAGATAGCAACTGAAATTTATAATCAATGGTTAAAAACAACGTAGAAACTACGATAAATGCCTAATCCAGAGAATTTAGAAGGGCAGGGCTTCCACACTGACCCGAACAGGATTAATAAGGAGGGGAGGCCGAAAGGTGCAAAGAACCTTTCCACTATCTTGAAGGCCATGCTGGAAGAGGACGTGGAAGTGGTTATTGACGGCAAAAAGGAGCGCAGGCAATTTCAGGAGGTGATAATCCGCAAGTTATTGAAGAAGGCCAACGATGGCGACCTTCGCGCAATAATGGAGATATTTGACCGCGTGGAGGGAAAGGCAAAGCAGGAGGTGAAAGTTGAAAGCCAAATAATAAAGATTAGGTTTAGAGATGCTGAATGACAGAAATAGAAATCGACATCGAAAAGCCAAACCTATCTAGCTATCAAAAGGAAATCCTTTATTGCTCCGAGCGTTTTACGGTAACCGAAGCCTCCACAAAGGTAGGCAAGACCTTCAGTCACCTTTACTGGATATTTGAACAGGCCAACGATACCGAACTGATAAACAAGAATTATTGGTGGGTAGCCCCTGTCTATTCACAGGCCAAGATTGCGTTCACTCGAATGAGGCGCACCATTGCCAACTATCGGCAATACTACCGAATCAATGAATCGGGGCTATTTATCCAATGCCCAAACGGAAATACAATCTGGTTTAAATCAGCCGAGAAACCAGATAACCTTTACGGTGAGGATGTAGTCGCAGCAGTCTTTGACGAGTTCACACGGGCGAGAGAAGAGGCTTGGACGGCATTACGATCGACATTAACCGCAACACGTGGCAAGTGTAAATTCATCGGTAACGTTCGGGGTAAAAATAACTGGGGCTATCGTTTGGGCGTTCGGGCGCGTGGAGCGACTAAAGATTACAAATACTTCAAACTCACAGCATGGGACGCGGTTGACGCTGGCATATTGGAGCGCGAAGAAGTTGAACAGGCAAAGATCGACCTACCAGATAAAGCCTTTAGGCAGTTGTATCTTGGTGAAGCCTTAGACGATAACGCTAACCCATTCGGGGTTGAATTCATAAAGAAAGCCATCAGGCCTTTATCCAATAAACCAGTTCAATATTTCGGGGTTGATCTTGCCAAGTCAACCGACTGGACTGTAGTAATCGGATTAGACGAACTTGGGCAAATAGCTCACTTTTCGCGCTGGCAGTCCGACTGGGACCAAACAACAAGGCGAGTAATTCAAACCATCGGCAGACTTCCGTCTTACATTGATAGTACGGGGGTAGGTAATCCAATCGTTGAAAACATTACGAGGTCGTGCAGCGAAGCGGAGGGCTTTACATTTACGTCAAAGTCCAAACAGGAAATAATGGAAGGGCTTGCATCTTCGCTACAAAAAGGCGAAGTTTGCGTAACCGAAGAAATGGTTGACGAGCTTGAATCCTTTGAGTTTGTGTTTTCGCGTGGAGGGGTAAAGTATTCAGCACCGGAAGGGATGCACGATGACATTGTTTGTGCTTTGGCATTGGCCAACGCTATGCGAGTGAAGCCTAAGTTAAGATTAAGAGTACTATGAGCCAATACGGTAACTACACGAATGATTTAAACACCCCAACTAAAATGAAAGCCTACCAAGATTTACTAGACGAATCAGAACTACCTAAAAGTAAAGCGAAAAAAATACTTGCCTTTCTTAAAGGTTTTGGAATTGTAATAGCAACTATTTTTTTCTTCCCTATCGTGCTGGCTGGCATTATCTTGTCCATCCCTACACGGGCTTTCATTGAAGGCTACAAACTTGGAAACAACATGATAGACAGCGGAAAGATATGAGCAGCCCAGAACTTGCAGCAATAACTTTCACTGTGTTTGTATTGTGGAAATGCGTAGTAATGGTTATTCAAATGATCAGGCATAAATGATAACCCTAGTCACTAACAACCGCGATAAACTCAAATGCCCTGCGGGGTGGCATGAAGTCACCACGGACATAGCCCAGAAGATAGCCCAATGGTCGGGAGACAAGATAGAACTGTTCAACATCCTGACGGGTACTAACTACGCAAAGATAAAAGCCGATACCTCGTTGGGGTCAGCTTTCTTTGACGTTATCAACTTTGTCTATTTCCCTTCACCGGTTGCAAATGCCCCGCTTCCAAAGGTTCTGCAGGTAGACCGAGGCCACATAATCGAGATACCTAAAAAGGTAGGATCATTGAGCATAGGCCAAGCCATTGCGGTACGGGAAAAGTTAGAGCAGGTTGACGCTCGCATAAACTCAATAATCGAAACGCAGCCCAACAAGTTCTGTTTTACGGACGGGTTTAGGTATGACGAGGCCATTAGCTTTGCGGTCGCTGTTTACCTTCAACCTTTGTACGACAAGGCCGACTTTGATCTTGAGCGGGCTAAGAACTTAGAACAGTTTATTTTGCAGATGCCGATTACGGAAATCTATCCGGTAGGTTTTTTTTTGTTAAGTCAACACTTGAAACGTGGCAGCGCATTCACAAGGCTTTGTCATCGGATAGCGTTGGCTTTGAGTCCGAACTTAGGAAGCAGGCAAGCGAAGGGGCGGAGGTTGAAAAGCTAGACCCCGTTAAGGATTTGTTAGTGATTAAAAAATTGGCGAAAATGTTTAACCTAGACCCCGATATTATCTACACGAAGTCAGCCGATTGGTGCTTTGCGTGGTTGATTACGGATAAACTGGAGGGTGAATATCAGGAACGAGTTAATGAGGAGTATAAACGATTAAAAGAAAACTTAACCCCAAACAGATGAATATAGAATGGATTTCACCGCTTTATGATTTACCAAAAGAAGGTAAAGAAGTATTGGTTTGTATTCAAACAATCGGAACTAGACAGATTTTTCCTGCTAAATTTTCACGGGCTGTTGGATGGACTTTTAGTGGTGGATCGCTAGAGTTTGATGGGCATTGTTTGTTTAAAGGATCAACAGAATTTGTTTTAGCATGGTCTTATTTTGAGTGGCCTACAAACCTAATTACAAAATGAAACAACTAATTTGGTTATATGGCCAAGTGATTTTTAAGATTGGCTTACCATGTAGTGTAATTTTTTACATCATTTATCTGATAACAAAATGAAACAACTAACTAAGGAACAGCACGAGGCTATTTGCGAATGGCTAAACAAAAATAACATCACCATTACCGAGGTTGACCAACAAGGGACAAGTGATACCTATTTTGCTTCGCATAAATTTAGACAGGACTTTGAAAAATCCTGCTGCGACTCCTGCGCGGACGGGGAGACGTGCGAGAGTGAACCAGTAATAGGCGAAGGAACCGCTTGTTTTGAATCGCTCGAAAGGGCAAAGTATAAGCACGTAGTAAATTTTGACATGAGTAACATTACCGATTTGACATGGGAGCAGTCAACAAAACTATCTGAATTGCTTTCGCTGGGTAGCACTATTTTAGTTAATCACAAAGGCGAACAGTATTTAATTAATACGCAAGACGTAAAACCAGTAGACATAATCGCAAAATGAAAGTATCAGAACAATCCAAAACCATAGCCGAGGCGATCGGCTGCACGTTCTTCGAGGGTACGTTGCAAGAGTTGAACGTAGACATCGAGCGCGGTAATATCGACAAAGACGCGTGGGTGTTTGGGCTAATTACCCCGTCTAGCCTGACCGATGCAATGACCGAAGATAACCCAACAATTGAAACAACCTACCCTCTTTCGGCTTTCGTTGCCAGGCAATCGAATGACCCAACAACCGACCACCGGACTAAGGATATGCAGCCGACATACGATGCGGCCCTAAAACTAGCGCGTTCGTTTGTGCATAAGTTCACAGAATTGGAACAGATCAAAAACAACCCGACAAAGGTAACCTATCCGATCATTGACAGCCATCAGTTGAGCCAGCAATACGGCTTAGACCTACACCTGTTTGGGGTGGGCATTCAATGCGAGTTTGTTATTTCCGAGGGCTTAACGGGGTGTGAGTTATGAGTTTTCAGGAAATAGTAGATCAACTAAACGCAAAGATTGTTAATGACACCGATAATGCTATTGCAAGAAATTTGCCTGATGGTAAATACAGGGTAACCCAATTAAACCTATCAGAAAATGATTGTCTATTTATTGAAATAAAAAGCGGTGTCAAAAAGGAAATTTCAAAAGAAGAATTTTTAAAGCCTTTAAAATGAGCTGCCTAAACATTACCGCCCCACCGATCAGATGCAACGATGAGCCAAAGATTAAAACCGTCTTACTTATCAACGCATCCGATACCAGAATAGAAAACGGAAAGGTAGTTTTGAAACGAAAGTACGGCAAATTCAAACGGCCTGTTTACAAATATTTATGATATACCAACGCGGCTATAAGTCAAAAAAGGAATGGAAGCAAAGCCTTACTGGTTTTATTTCTGGCCTATCCTATTTTGAGTATGACAAAAATCATATCGCAACCAATCAATTCTCAAAGATTTGCAGTCAGTTTAAGAAACAAAGAGGTGTTGACCTTTTTACACTTCATCAGATTATAACCAGAGGCTGGGGAAATAGGGTAAAATTGCACAAAGATAGGACTGGAAATCTGGTTTACACAAGCTCTTTGATTAAGCCGATATGACCACGCGCGAAGCCTTAGACACCTTTTTCAAGTCCGTAATAGGCCAGATCCGCGAAGATCAGGGCGCGAAAGGAATAACAGCGAGCGGTCAAAGCTCGGACTCTTTGGCCTATGGTAC